TCCAAAAACTGCCGCCAAACTGCCACATCAAGACAAGTTAGAGAGCGGATTCGTTTGTGTCCTGCTGACGTTTTTTCAGTTGATCCAGGTTGGTTTTGCGCGGTCGCCCGCCCTTGGCGCCGTGGCGGAGTATAGCGGCGCAATGCGTTGATAATGAGTCGATTACGAATCTTTTTCGCTTGCGGGATCAGCCATTGCCAGGTATTGCTGCCCCGTCGCAAGTCTGCGGCGCTTCCGCGAACACCGGAATGAAAACGAATCCATCCAATGCGCCCCCTTGCGCCTGCTTGCCAATCCACTTTGGGTTGGGTGTTCCTAGCAGTGTGCTTGGGGGCGCGCCTTTTTGACGCCAGCCCATGAAACGATTCACCGAAACAAACAAGTGGGACGATCCTTGGTTCCGATCCCTGCCAGGCGTTCACAAGCTGGTTTTCCTCTACATCATCGACCGCTGCAACAACGCCGGCTTTTGGGAAGTGGACATGGATGCGATGGCCTTCCACACGAAGCTCGAAGAAAGGCACATGGAAGGGGCATTTAAGGGGCTTGCAAGGGGCTTGGTTGTTAATGACGGGTGGGTATGGGTGAAGAATTTTCAACGCCACCAAAAGAACGATGTGCTCAACCCGGACAATCCCGCTCATCGGCAAATCATCCTGCTTCTCAATGATCAATCTCAACGATTCCCCGATGTCCAAAAAGTCATTCCAGAAGGGCCACCAAAGGGGCTTAAAAGCCCCATAGGTATAGGTATAGGTATAGGTATAGGTAAAGGTAAGGGTGATTCTTCTCTAAAAAAGACGCGCGAATCGAAGAACGTCGGGACCGTCGAAGAGCTTCGAGCCTACGCCGCGGAAATCGGTTTACCCGAAAGCGACGGAGAGGCCATGTTCGATCATTGGACCTCGAACGGATGGAAAAACGGCCACAACCCGGTGAAGGACTGGAAGGCCGGAATCCGAAAATGGAAGTCGTCCGGTTGGCTGCCCAGCCAGAACACCAAGCCTGGCGACAGATCCGCCCCGCCCGTCAAATCCAAACGCTTCCCCGGTCTCGTCGAAGACCTTGAACTACCTGATCTATGAACACACCAAAAATATGGCCGAAAATCGGCTTCCCAACACGATATAAAGACGTTCCAAGGCCCACAAAAGGCCCTTGGTTCGATGCCGCCGACAAATCCGCAGACTGCCTTTCTGGAGGTGGAATCGTTATCCTCATCGGTAAACGAGGAGGCGGGAAAACATTCATGGGGCACGAACTCGCCAAACTTGGAGCCCAAATGCCCAATCCACTGATCGACGGACGACTACCGCGGCCGGCCATCTACCGGACCGCCATGGACGTGTTCCTTGAGATCCGCGACACATTTAGAAAATCATCATCCGAATCAGAGTTGGAACTGATGGAAATGTTCGCCGACGCGTCCTTGCTCGTCATCGACGAGCTGCAGCAGCGCGGTGAGACGCCTTTCGAGAGCCAGAAGCTCACCCACATCATCGACCTACGCTATCGTCGAGGCCGGCCAACTCTCTTGATCGGAAACTACGCCGACAAGGCTGCCTTCGCGGCGAGTGTTGACGACTCCATCATTTCACGAGCCCAGGAGCTCGGTGGGGTCATCAACTGCGACTGGCCCTCATTCAGAATCAAAACCCCATGATGGACATGCTCACGCTTTTGAACAACCGTCCGGGAGAACTCGACCGGACCCTGGTGTTCGTGGCCGACAACGACATCAAACTACCCAACGATAAAATCCAGCCATGAGCGCGATTGAATCAGCCCACGAAAAAGCCAATGAGCCGCGAAAGCTCATTGGATGCGATGCCTTGTTCTGTTTATGTTAGCTGTTTTTGTTAGCTACGTGCTTAATCCAGTCGCTCACGCGCTCGAATCCAGCCAGATGCGCGGCGTCACTCCATCGGCGGATCTCTTGGTGCGTGGCCCTGACGGCCAGAGACTTAGACTCGACACCGCCTTGCCAATGACGGCGAGCGTTGCACAGCGCCGACTTAGATGCGCCCGTCTCAGCCTGGATCTGCGTGGCTGGTTTGGTCCAGTCCACAAGGTCCCAGCGCACATGCTTTTGGGTCTTGCGGACCGTGGAGGGTGCAAACCTCTTGCGGGCCTGGCAGACCGTCCCTTGCACTCGCCCGGTGAGACGGCAAATCTCCTTGGTGGTGAGGGTCCAGTCAATGGAGGCCCAATCAATGTTTTTGCGGTGTCTCATGTGTCAGCGGCGTCGCTCCAGCGCGACGCCGAGCATGTTGAGCGTGGTTGCTGGCGGGACAACGCCCTGCCAAAATTTTTCGACGCTCCGGGGTCCAGAGTATCCGCAATGGGTCGCCAGGTCGGCCCGGCTCCATCCGAGCTTCTGGAGTGCCGCAGTGAGGCCGGGGCCGTAGTCCATGACCTCCCCGCTATCCGTGAGGATGACAGGGATACCGTAGGACGATTGGGAGTGGTTGCAGGTGATGCGCATGGCTCAGGCTTCCGTGTTGACGACCTTGGCGATGACTCCGATCCGGCCCCTGGCTTCCACCGCGTCGGAAAGGCTCTTGTAAAAAGCGGTGGTAAAAACGCCTGGCTTCTTGGAGCGGGAAACAGGGCGGGTGACGGCATACTGGCCTTCGAGTTGTGGGCGGTTGGTGACGGTGTAGGTCTTCATTCTATTTGGTGGTTTGGTGTTGGTAGTCGCGTCGTGCAACTGAGGACAGATTACACTTTTTTAGTGTGCCCGCAAGAATTATTTACACTTTTTTTGTGTAGCCCGAAAACCGCCGGTTTACGCACCCAGCACTGGTATCCTGCCATGACTCCCACGCCCTCACAGCCCGACCTCGCGCCAAACTCCCCCGTGGGAGTCATTGGCAGCGATCCCTTGTTCATTTCCTCTTCGCAGCGTGGCGGCGGATCTGAGCAAGGAAAAGCGATTGCTGCCAGACGGGAGGCTGCCGGGAACCGTCGAGCCACGCATAGGCCGTCTGCCGTGGACAGCCAAGGGCGGCGACAATATGGGCGGCGGAATACTCGGAAAGCGATGCAGCGAAGGTCATTGGGAAATCCTAGCCGGAAAAAATAATTCTGCAATGCAGAAAATAATCCTTGCAATGTGTCTGCAATGCGACCAGGGTAACGCCACCAACCAATCAAAAAAATGACAACGACCATCATCACCATCGCAAACGGATTCGCGGTTCAAAATAGCAACGGAACATTTGTCGGATTCGCCGCCACAATGGAAATCGCGCAAGGCATCAAATCGAAAGCCGACGAATCGAGCCGGATCGCTGCCGACTTGGAAAATCAAGGATTCTCGCTCGCGTGGTAATCCCACGGGGGCGGGGTTCGATCCCCCGCCTCTCGTCCAGTTCATCGGCCCGGCCGCTGAAATCTGTAAATCGAACGCCACAGGCCAGGCACGCGAAGCGTTGCCTGCGCCGTCTTGTTCGATTTCTGAATCTTGAACCGATGAACTACTACAATGAGCACGATCCGAAAGCCGCTGCGTGGTTGCGCTCACTCATCGCCAGTAATCTCATTCCGAACGGCACAGTGGATGAACGATCCATCACCGAAAAAATCAGGAGGTCGCGCTTGACACCGACCCCGTAAATCGTGTACCCCTGTGGGGGCGAGGGGGTAGGGGGTGTGGGGGCTGCGGGGGTGAGACGTTGATAGCTGAGTGAGGTAGAGCAGACCCCTCGGAGAGAGAAAGAGGGGGTGGGGGTAGATTGCTTTTAGACGTTAAGGCGACACATTCACCGTCGTATCGGCGGGCGCCTTCCGCGACCGGGGTTTTTCCAGTAGGCGCGGGCCATCCTGTTGGTTTCGCCTACGTCCCTAGCCGACAGGTAGGAGAGGCGAAAATCGTTGTCTTTTGCAAAAAGTTTACGGAACGCGTTGTCAACCCGACCGCACATGCGGGACGCCTCGCGTAGCGATAAACCCTCGCTGACCAACGTCAAAAATGAGTCCATGCGCCACCTCTCCATGCCCTCAGCAAACTCTAAATTTTAGCCGCCGTCCATCCTGAATGCTCGCGCACGGGGCGCTGCGCACCTGTTGACAGGCGTGCTACGGTCCTCGACATGAGCAAAGACGTAGATTGGGCCGGGATCATTGACGCGCAGATTCCGCCAGAGGACATGATCGCTGGGCTCGTGGACATTGCTCGCAACGCAACAACCTTCACAGCCAAGGGTGAGGCGGTTATCCCTGACCGCAAAACCAGACTGACAGCCTTCCAGGCTCTCATGTTGCATCGCCGAGGTCGGCCAAGCGAGGCCCCCGCCCCCCCGCCTCCGGCCAAGGGGATGAAAGAGGAGCTGGACGATCTGAAAGCGCGTGCCGAGCACTCCCCGGCGCTCCGCGCGTTGCTGCGTGAGTTGGGAGCGATAGCAGAAGCGTAAATTGACGCTGTGGAACAAAGGGACAGGTTTTAATCCGAAGATTCATGATCGACATGCTCGGGAGTCGTAGTAACATCAACACATGCGTGTGTTTTCATATCTTCGAGTAAGCAGCAAAGGGCAGGTTGACGGCGACGGGTTCGACCGGCAACGCGACACCATCCGTAAGCGATGCCAGGCGGCCGGCTTCGAGGTTGTCAGGGAGTACGTTGAGGCCGGAATCAGCGGCACCAGCGAACTCGACGGAAGGCCGGCGTTGTCCGCGCTCTTCGACGACGTCACGCTCGACGGTATCCGCACGGTGCTGGTTGAGCGATCCGACCGCCTGAGCCGTGACCTGATGGTGGGCGAGGTGCTGTTGGCTGAGTTCCGCGCCGCGGGCGTGCAAGTGATCGAGTGCGAGGATGGACGAGAGCTAACCGCCAACGATCCCGACAACGCAACCGGGACGATGGTGCGGCAACTATTGGCCGTGATAGCTCAATTTGAAAAGACCGGACTGGTGTCGAAGCTGCGCAAGGCTCGCGCTCGCAAACGTGCCGAGCATGGACGCTGCGAAGGCGTGAAGCCCTTCGGATCGTTTCCCGGCGAGTCTGATACCGTTGACATCATCAAGCGGCTGCGGCGCAAGCCAGTGGGCAAAGAGACGCGCCTATCGTTCGCCAAGATCGCGGCCGACTTGAACGCTCGCAACCTCCCTTCGAGATCAGGTAAACCGTGGGGCGCTTCGAGCGTGAAGCAGATATTCAACCGGAAATGAGCGTCAATCGGGCCAACGACTTGACCGTTGGGCTGCAGGCTTTACAAAATATAGGGAAGGCGGTAGGGTGGCGCATGGACATCGAAGCAGACAGCCCACTCCGCACCGCTCTACGGTGGCGCTCGGGCGCGCAGTTCGAGGCTTACAGCAAGATCACCATCAAGAAGGGCGGCGACCCGGTGAAGCCGGTTTCCAATGCCCACCAACGCAAGATCGACGAGGCCGTAGAGACGGCACACACGCTGGGCCTGCCGTGCCGCATTGCTGGTCTCAAGCCGCGTCAGAAGGGCAGCAGCACCAAGAGCGTTCACAATGGCCACGTTCGGCTGAAAGCGGGGAAATCACGCGGTCTGGTGGCCGGCGGTGCCCACTTCCAGACCGAGAACATGTTCGACATCCTGCGGACCTACGCCGAGGAGGACGAGCTTGACCCTGGCTTCTGCACCGTGCTCGACAAGGTAGCCCGCTATCGCAACGGCAGCCGCATGCAGCGCATCACGCTGGCCACCAAGGCTCCGGGCCGATCTGGCACATATCAGTTCCTCCTCATTACCGAGGCCGCGTATCTGTCTAAAGAGGGGGTTGCCAATGCCGACGTGGTGCTTGACGGGTTGCTCAAGTGCGTGCCGCTCGAACCTGACACCATCATCATTGTCGAGACCACGGCCAACGGTGCGAGTGGATACTTCTATGACATGTGGCAAGGAGGGATAACGCTGGATGAGTTCCGAGCCGGAAAACAGGGCTATGTCAAAATCTTCACGGCGTGGTTCGAGTTCGAGGACTCCCGCCTTGAACCGTGGCGCATGGGCATCGAGTCGGATGACGATTACACGGCGCAGGAGGTGGCCTACATAGAGGACGTTGGTTCCCGGTTGGGTGTGATTCTCGACATGGAGCAAGTCGCGTGGATGCGTTACGCGGTCAAGGACGAGTGCAAAGGGAATTGGGAAAAGTTCTACCAGGACTATCCGAGCGACGACGTGACCGCATTCCTGACCTCGGGCCGGTGTGCCTTCCCCGCCGATGGCATCGCCTACCAAGAATCGCTGGTGCCGCTTCGACCGCGGACGTTTGGCTACCTGAACCACAACGAGGCTGCCGACCGCGTGACGTTCATGCCCACCGGGGAAAATCAGGCCAAGTGCGTTCGATGGGAGCAACCGCGGGCGGGCTGCCGCTACATCGTTTCCGTTGACCCCATGACCGGAGCCGACCAGACCGGAGGCGACGATCCCGACAGTCACAGCATCCTCGTTCACCGCGCTGGCTACATGGATTCGCAATGCCAGTGGATCGAGCCCGCGCTTGTGATGCGCAACATCCTTGTGCCTGGCACCAAGCCAAACTCCATGTGCTGTTGGTGGAACATCGACGTTGTGGAAACCGAGGTCTATCGCATGGCCCGCTACTATCAGGCGGTCATTGCCCCCGAAATGAACATGGACCGCGGATTGGTCGAGCTGTTGAAGCTGCGCCCCGATGCCGACATTTACGTTCGCAGGCTGTTCAACAAGCGGGAGCAGAAGGAAACCGATGCTTACGGGTGGGTGACTGACGTGAAAACCCGCCCGATGATATTGGAAAAGCTGATTGGTGAGATCAGGAAGGCCGGCACGGGTGAGATCGGAAGTGGTTACGAGGTGCGATGCCCGTGGATCATCCAGCAGATGAAGAATTTTGGGACCAAGCCAAATGGCAGGATGGAAGCGTTAGTTGGCCATGACGATTGCATATTGAGCATGGCCATTGGCGTTATGTTGTTAGATGCCGCTACGCCATTTCAGGAAGAGATGCGGGACGATTGGATGCCACGCGATTTAAGGAACGCGAAGCAAGGAAAGCACCAGCAGTCCAGTCACACATTTTCTTGACGTTGGTCTGGTGGAACCGTAAAGGTTATGCCTTTGGAGTAGAGTATTTATGCTGACTGCATTTGGGTGATCCGGGTTGGATGGGACAGGGGGATTCGGACATAGTTCGGTCAAAGAAGACCAGAACCATGCCACCGAGGAAGATCCGTAATTGGAGCCGACCGAGGAACACACATGCCCGTTATAGCGGGGTCTCCAGCCAGTCCCGAGGGCTGCGGCGTAGGGCGGGCTTTGACGACTGGAGCGTTCACACTGATTAACCGCGCCTTCAACCATCTGTCAGGGCGCGGACCCTTGTGTTTTCCAACTAGGTTGAGTGAGGCCGTTTTAGCGTTCCGCTCTTCCTTGGGTATGTTTCGATCCCTCCCACTGGAAAGAGAAAGGCCCGAAGGCGGGAGGTGACATTACCGCGTTTCGGGCCTCTCGGGTTAGGAGAATGGTCATTGACGATCTGAGTGTCACCTCTCGTCGGGGCAAGCAATAAGCGAAAATTTCACGTGATGCAATGGTTTTCTTTACAAAATATAGGGAAGGGAGTAATTGAGGGCATGGCAACCGAGCAGACATCCCGAGAAACCGCTTACGGGTTCCCGGTGAAGAGCGCCAAAGAGCTTGGGCTAGAGGGTTACTTCAGAAAAAATCCAACCGTGGCGGGAATGGCTTGGGGCGGTGGAGAGAACGGTTCCGATCCGAACGAAGAAAGATCCGTTGTTCACAATCCATTCAACGAGTTCATGAACGATCCTGCTAAGCGAGAAGGGCTCTACAAGGTGGAAGCCGCTCGTCACATGATGGCAAGCGATCACGTTCCTGAATTCAAGATCACGCCAGAGCAACAAGCGTGGAGGGAAAAGAATTTCAAAAAGGGAACCGCCTATCGGGATAACGATCAAGCATTTCGAGACACCCTGATTTCAAGGCATTTGGTTGGAGATGATGCCCCAATGTCCAACGAATCGTCTGCCGCAACAAAAGCGTTCGAGCAAAAGCATTTTCAGAAAAATACTGTTTCCGTTTTGAGTCCAACCCCACCACCAAGCATGAATACTTCCTCAAATCGACCGGCAACCGAGCAACTCTACCGCCGACGTCAAGATGGGATCATGGAAAAGGCTGTGCCTGAAGCTCGGGGCAAGGCTGCGGCGTTGGATACCTGGCTGGCGCAAGGGGGTCGGCCTGTTCGCCTATCCGGCAAGTTCCGCGCTGGACCGATGAAGGGAATGACCTACGATCAGGCAAAACAGGCATTTGAGGAGAAGTGGGCAACGGTGGGTGACGCGGTGAAGGAAAAGTATGCCGGACGATCCAATACCGATCTTGCGCCGAGTGAGCGCGCGCAGGTGATTCGACCTACTCCA